CAAATATAATTGGGCAGCTAGTTTCTCTAGTGCCTAATTCTAACATACTCATAATGTCCCCCAACTATGCCTTGTCTCAGATTTCTTTTGACCTTCAAAGAAATCTGATCAAGCATTTCGATTTAGAGGTTTCAAAAGATAATGCAAAAGACAAAGTTATTGAACTCACCAATGGCTCCACAATACGTATGGGTTCTGTCAATCAAGTTGATAGTTGTGTTGGTAGGAGTTACGACCTTATCATCTTTGATGAGGCCGCTTTGGCTGATGGAAGAGACGCCTTCAATGTTGCCCTTCGCCCCACGCTTGATAAAGATAACTCAAAAGCCATCTTTATAAGTACACCCAGAGGAAAGAACAACTGGTTCTCTGAGTTTTTCTACAGAGGATTTTCAGATGAATTTACAGAATGGGCATCTATACGAGCTACTTATAAAGATAATCCTCGCATGTCTGAGAATGATATTGCGGAAGCTAGAAAATCTATGTCCGAGTCTGAATTTAGACAAGAGTATGAAGCTGACTTTAATACTTATGAAGGTCAAATCTGGAACTTTAATCATGAGGAGTGTATAGCTAATTTTAGCGAGTTAGATACTTCTAAGATGGATATGTTTGCAGGTCTTGACGTAGGGTATCGAGATCCTACAGCCTTTTGTGTAATTGGATATGACTGGGATGAAAAAACATATTATTTAGTAGATGAGTACTTAGATGCGGAAAAAACTACTGAACAGCACGCAATAGAAATACAACAAAGAATACAGAAGTGGGATATAGATTATATTTATATTGATTCAGCAGCTCAGCAAACACGATTTGACTTTGCTCAAAATTATGATATTTCTACTATAAATGCAAAGAAAAGTGTACTTGATGGAATAGCACATGTAGCCGGAATAGTAGATAACAATAAATTACTTATAGAACAAACATGTGCAGAATCATTATCATCTTTAGATCAGTATCAGTGGGATCCAAATCCAAACCTGGCTCGTGAAAAACCAAAACACAATAGAGCCTCACATATGTCAGATGCACTTAGATATGCATTATATTCGTTTGAAACATCTACAACAAGTTTTTAGGATACCTCCGAAAAATAATGTTTGACATAGTATCTCAAACTCGATATAATTCTGGTATTGAAATTTAGAAATCCAAGAACCTGATGGCTGAACTGAAACGAGATATAGTAAAATATATCCGAGATAGAGCGAAAAATAATTACGATAAAGATTCGGAGTGCTATATCTGTGGTATCGATCTTAAACTTGATTTTCACCATTACTATACATTAGCACCTCTTATTCATAATTGGATGAAAAAGACTGGACACAATCCTAAATATATTCTTGCAATTAGGGATGATTTTATAGAAGAGCATTGGGCAGAGTTATACGAACATACTGTAACTTTGTGTCACGCACACCACAGACAATTACATAAAGTATATGGCCGCAACCCCGCATTGACAACAGCAAAAAAACAAATGCGTTGGGTACAGATTCAAAGAGATAAACATGGCATGGTATAATAGATTTCTTGGTAAAGATGATGAGGATAAATTAAATCCTGCTCAACCTTTGCTTGGTGGAGATATACAAACTACTAGAGAACCTACTGTCAGCTATGAGCGTCAGTATGAAGAATTAGAAATTGTTAATCGTGCTGTAAATATGGTTGTTGACGATGCTGCTGAGATTCCTGCAACAATTCAAGGCTCAGCAAAACACGCTGGAATTATAAAAGGAATAAAAAGGGCAAAAGTTGATACATTACTAAACTATGAGCCCAATCTTTTTCAAGATATTAATACTTTTAAAAGAAACTTAATTACAGACTATGTTTTAGATGGAAACATTTTTATATATTTTGATGGAGTACATTTATATCACCTTCCTTCCAGTAAAATGTCAATACATTCAAGCGAAAGTAGCTATATTGAAAAGTTTACATTCGCACAAGATATTGACTATTCCCCAAACGAAATTATACATATTAAAGAAAACTCTTTCTTTTCAATTTATAGAGGAGTACCAAGATTAAGTCCTGCCCTTCGAACAATGCAACTAATGGCATCTATGAGAAAGTTTCAAGACAACTTTTTTAAGAATGGAGCAGTACCTGGACTTGTTTTAAAGAGTCCTAATACTTTATCTGAAAAGATTAAAGAAAGAATGATACAATCTTGGGGCGTACGATATAAGCCAGAAGCAGGTGGAAAACGTCCTTTAATTTTAGATGGTGGAATAGAAATAGATTCTATATCAAATGTAAATTTTAAAGATTTAGATTTTCAAAGTTCGATAGCAGAAAATGAAAAGATAATTTTAAAGGCGATCGGAGTCCCTCCAATTTTATTAGACTCTGGTAACAACGCCAACATTCGCCCAAATATGCGATTATACTATTTGGAGACGATACTACCTATTGTTCGAAAAATGAATTTTGCATTTGAAAGATTTTTTGGATTTAGTATTAAAGAAGATGTAACAGATATACCTGCATTACAACCAGAACTCAGAGATCAATCTGCATATTATACTTCCCTAGTAAATGGAGGTATAATATCAGCAAATGAAGCACGAATACAGCTTGGTTTCGAGCCGTTAGATGGACAAGATGATGTGAGAGTTCCAGCAAATATAGCAGGAAGTGCAGCAAACCCAGATGAAGGCGGAAGGCCTGTAGAAGAGGAAGAAGAATAATGGCGGGATCGTCAAAACAAAAAAAGAACTTAGCAAGCACAATGTCAATGTATTTTGCAGAAGCAGGATGGATTGTTACTCCAAAAGAATTCAGTGAAGATTCAAATAGACCAGAACTAATTAAGATGTCAACTATTAGAAAAATATTTGGCTCTTGGTCAATTATGGTAAAATTTACACAATCATTTTGTCCTGAGCTAATGCGGGGACTAACTGAAGAAAAGCCTAAACTAGCGAATCCGCTAGATGAGTTAAAGAAGGCACAGACCGCAGAAGCGGAAATAGAGGGGGCAAATGGAAAAAGTATTTAATCTCACCTCAACTTTTAAGTCTCATACCGAAGACGATGGTAGTGTTATGATTCGTGGTATGGCAAGTACAAATGACTTTGATCGCGCGGGCGATTCAATTTCAACTGATGCATGGACTAAAGGTGGGTTGAACAATTTTGAAAAGAACCCCATAATTCTTTTCAACCATGACTACAATAGACCTATTGGAAGAGCCACTGGCTTAAAAACAACCGAAAATGGTCTAGAGCTAACTGCTAAGATTAGCAAAGCAGCTAAAGATGTTGTAGATTTAGTTAAAGACGGTGTTCTTGGGGCCTTTTCTGTTGGTTTCCGAGTCAAGGACGCTGATTATATCGAGGAAACCGACGGATTAAAGATAAAGGACGCTGAATTATTTGAGGTATCAGTAGTATCTGTACCTTGCAATCAGTCAGCTACTTTTTCATTGGCGAAGTCTTTCGACTCCATGGAGGAGTATGAAAACTTCAAAAAAACTTTCACTAATAGTGACGGGGCGCAAGTCCAAAAGGAGATAACGATGTCTGAAGAGACACAACAACCCGTTGACTTGGAAGCTTTTGCTAAAAAAGTAGCTGAGGAAACTGCTGCTAAAATTGCAATGAAGCAAGCCGAGCAAAAAGCAGCCGATGAGGCTGTACAAAAAGACGTTGAGGAAAAAGCCGCTGCTGATGCAGAAGCCAAAGCTCAACAGGACCAAGAAGTACAAACAGCCATTAAGACTGGTATTGAGTCAGGTGCAGACCGACTTATGGAAGATCTTAATGCAAAAATGTCTGAGAAAGACGCTAAGATCGATGAGATCATGAAGCAGCATGAGTCAGTTCTCAAAGAAAAGCAAGAAGAACTTGACAAGATGCGTGAATCAAAGCGTATATTTGCTGATCGTAAATCTACTACACTTTCTGACGATGTTAAGAAAGAAATGGTTTATGCTCATATTCTTGGAAAAGTTACAAGAAAGGGTTTTGACACCAATTACGGTCAAGACGTACTTCAAAAAGCAGGCATAACTTATGATGCTACTAGCGCAGCTGGTATCGACGTAAGTGTTTCTCAAGCTTTTGAAGAAGCTGTCAGACTCGAGCAAAAAGTAGCTCCTCTTTTCAAAGAGATCCAGGTATTGTCTGGTGCAACTGTACTACCAATTGCTCCTGATACTGAAGTCGCAAACTTCAATGCAACCGGTTTAGAAACCGCTGCTAACCTATTGGAAGAGAAAGGTGCAAGCGATAACAACTATAATGTAAATCGCATATTGCTACAAGCCTTCAGACTAGTTTCTGGTACTTTTATCAGCAACGATACTGACGAGCAAGTAGTAGTTACACTTCTTCCGATGATTACTTCCGCTCTTGCACGAGCACACGCGAAGGCAATTGACCAAGCAATCTTGCTGGGTAATTCATCCTTCAAGGGTCTTGTAGGCGGAACTGGTACTGATGGTGCTAACTCACCTTATGCATTTGACTCAACTCTCGTAGCTGATCTCGATGCCTCTGGTAGTTCAGACGCTGTTACTGGTGCTAACTTGCTTTCAATTCGATCTGAAATGGGCAAGTTTGGTGTTAGTCCTAGTGATGTTGCTTATATTGTTCCTGTGGATCAGTATTACAACCTTATTGGTGATGCAGCCTTCTCTGACGTGTCAGAAGTTGGTAGCGATACAGCAATGAAGCTGATCGGTGCGGTTGGTTCTATCTACGGTTCACCTGTAGTAGCTTCCGACGCTCTGGCTAGCCAAACTGGTGCTGGCGGTGCTGTAACAACTTCAGCTGCTGTTGCAGTTGCGGTTAATAACTATGTTATACCTCGGTTGAAGGGCGTAAGCATTGAAACCGATTACGAAGTTGCTGGTCAGCGTACCGCAATAGTAGCTGCTCAATCCTTAGGATTTAATGAGCTTGAAGCTGCTGCTGCAGCGCATCCTGGTGACAACGGTGCTGTTAGAATAGAGTACGCCTAAATCGTACGCTTAATTAGAATTACACTAGTGATTCTAGTAACTAGGGGGAGGAAATCCCTCCCCCAAGTTTTTAATAATTGACTTATGGCTGATTTAATTACATTACAAGATTATAAAACTGCGGAAGGTATCACTCAACCGAAGGATGATGCCCGACTCAATGTATTAATTCCTTCCGTGAGCCAATTAGTAAAAACTTATTGTGGAAATAGCTTTGTAGATTTTCATTCTTCAAATAAGACAGAGACTTTTGATATTAATTGGGGTACTCATGTTGTTCAATTAACAGAAAGTCCAGCAAATACAATAGTAAGTGTACAAGAAAGAACTTCATATAATGCTTCTTATACAACTCTTACAACAACAGATCATGAATTTTATTTAAATACTGAAACAGATAGTGTATTTAGAACTTTAAGTTCTGGAGGATTCAAAGACTGGCCTCAAGGAGTAGGCGCAGTCAAAATAGTTTATACAGCCGGCTATAGTGCTGTGCCTTCTGATCTTAAGCTCGCAGTGCTTGATTTAATTACTTACTATCTAAAGGACGAGCATAAGCAAAGGCAATCTATAGCAGGTGCTAGTATACAGAACCAAGGAAGTTCTGGACAATCAAACAATGTAGGATTCCCCGACCACATTAAGAGGGTATTAGACCTATATAAAAACTTCTAATGTCTAGAAAAAAAGTATTAGACAAATTAAAAGAGATACATAAAGAGTTAGCTTTTAAAAATAAAGCTTATCGTGAAGGTACTTCTGATGTTAAAGTGCATGTCTTAGTTGTTAGTTATGGACGTGTTCTGAAACAAGCAGTAACACAGTTAGAGAAAGGAGGAGCAGGAAAAGCTAAAGGAGAAGTAGGAGGCGGCGGTAACTTTGGCCCAGGGTTTAAGACAGAGCATAAGGCTATGTATGATGCTCTAAAAGGTTTGGTTAAAACTTTCGTAAGGGCTGTTATAAAAGACTTTAAAAAACTAGAAGCAGACAGTAAAGGTAAAGCTAACGAAAAGCTTAAATATTCGGTAGAGGTAAATGAGACTTCTCAGTTTCGTGCAGAGATAGAAGTTGCAATACCTACTGGTGGTTCAGGAACTAATGTTTTCAACTACATAAAAAAGAGAAAGCAAACTCACCAGACACCTATAGTAGAAGCTATAGATACGTATATAGATGAAAATAGACATAGACAGAGAAGTAGAGATGGAAAATCTTCTACAAAAGATGTAGATAAATTTTATAATCCAGACCGAGAAAGTAAATCAGGATCAAGCTTAGAGTCACAATTTTACTTTTTAGAATTGGGACATGATGAAACTGATGCTGTATCAAAACAACAGATACGAGATGCTAAAATTAATCTGGATGCTTTAGTTGCTTCTACAGAAGGCCTACCAGATAAGTATAACGATACCTTCGGGTTAGCTATAGATGTAGATACTAAAAAGACTCCCGAAAAATTAAAAATTTACTTAGAATCCAACTGGGTAAATAGGTCTCAAGCTAGTGGAGAAAAGGCAGAGATAGAAGGAATTCAGGCAGATTTACAAAAGATTATTGATAGTATAAGTGCAGAACAGTGGGCAGAATTTGAAGCGTCGGATTCCCCTAGAGCTAAAAGAGAGAAGAAAGTTTTAAATGCATTAGCTCTGGCTTTACCTCATGGAAAGAATGTACGACACAATATTAAAACGGAAAAAATAAAGACTTCTAAACTAACGGAAAGTAATGCAAGAAAGAAAAGAGCCACAAGAGGTAACGCAGATCCATTTAAGACAGCTCCAGTAGTTGTAGGCAAAAAAGCAGCATCAGGTAGAAAGCCTTCTGGCAGGAAAGCAAGACAGAAATCACATTTTAATATGATTTCAATGATTAATACAAAGCTGCCCAGAACGATTAAGAAGAATATGGGGTTCCCTAGAATGGAGAACGTTAGTGGACGATTTGCAGAAAGTGTTAAACTAACGGATGTTTCACAGACTCCAAAAGGGTTTCCAAGTATTGGGTATACTTATCAAAGAGATCCGTACCAAGTGTTTGAAACAGGGTCGAGAGGAAACTGGTCGAGTCCTGAAAGAGATCCTCGACAACTAATTGATTTTTCAATACGAGAAATCGCCGCAGAATTGGCTTTAGGAAGATTTTATACTAGGAGAGTATAATGGGAAAAGAACGATTATATACCTCTCGTAGATCAGGGATAACAAAAGCTCTTGCAGATAAATTCGCATTAATTGATGGAAGAGGATTATACTTCCAAGCAGTAGCAGAAACTAGTCCTAGATTAAAGTTTTGGGATGAAGTTGAAGAATTCCCAGCAGTACATTTAAATGCGGGAGCAGAAAGTAGGCAGTATCAGGGTGGAGGTTACAAAGATAGATTTTTAAACGTAACAATACGTTGTTATGTTAATCAAGAAAACTCCGTAGAAGCCTTAGATGAACTAATAGAAGACGTAGAAACTGTTATAGAGGAAAACAGCCGTCTAATGTATAATGATAGAAATGGTTTAGAACAGTTTACTCAACAAATCACAGTCGTTAGTATAGATACTGATGAAGGTGTATTAGATCCTTTAGGAGTAGGAGAAATACTTATAGAGGTTCGATATTAGAAAATTCTGGCACGAATAAAAATTCACGACCAGTCTTTTCAAGTTTCATAGGAGACAACTATGGCACAACAACTATATTTTAGTCGTGACACGAGAATGTTTGTACAATTTCGTAACCCGGCTGATAATACAGAAGTCGCAGCCAAACTAGGATTAGGAGCAGTATGGGAAGTCCCAATTCTAGATGGTTACAGCTTCTCTCAGACAACAAATACATCTGAGATAACATTAGCGGAAATGGAAAGTACGGCAGGTATTAGTAGAAGGGGTCGTCGTATGTTTACCGACTCTTTGGCACCTGCAGAATTTTCATTTTCATCGTATGTACGACCTTTTAAGTCAAAGGCAGGAAGTCCTACACCGTCAGGTACAGTTTCGTCAGACTCAGCGGCAGAAACTCATGCTGTTGAAGAAGTTCTGTGGGCTTCTATGTTTGGAGCAGATACATATTCAAGTAATCTCTTTACAAGAGCAACTAATCCAGCAGTATCCGGTGGAGCAGTTATTACACCAGCTACTAATAGTTCAGTAATTAAAGTTTCAGAATCTAATAGATCGGCACTTACCAGTGTAACTCTTTACTTTATGATTGATACAGCAACTTCAAATCCGTTAGTATACAGATTACCAGAAGCTGTTGTAAATGATGTAAGTATTGATTTTGATGTTGATGGTATCGCTACATTAAGCTGGACAGGATTCGCAAAAGAAGTACAAGATGTTTCCGGTAATGTATTTACAGGTATAAGTGCTCCTTCGGATAGTGCAACTACAACTGATGGAACTACTATTGCTCTTGGTGATATATTTATTGATACAGATAATGCTGCAGGAAGACAGTTTAATCTTGTAGCTTCTTCAGCTAGTACAATGGGTGTAACAGCAGCAATTGATGAAGCAACAACTAGTACAAAGAACTTTATTCGAAATCGACTAACCTCAGTAAGTATTGAAGCAGCAACAAGCACAGATAAAGTTAGTACAATTTTTCCGGGCCAGCATGCTACTATCAGTGCAATTGATGTAACTAATGAAGTTGTTACTACAAGTACCGCCCATGGTCTTACAACTGGTGATCAAGTATTTATAACAGGATGTACTGGAAATACTTCTTTAAATAGTACACATCACTTTGTTCGAGTAGGAGATGAAACTGGAACGTATGCAGGTACTACAAATCCTACTACTGAGTTTGCACTGTTTGGTACAAAAGCTCAAGCAGAAAACTTAGGTAATGCAACCGGACTTGTTGCTATCGCTGCAGGTAGTTATAATACAGGCACAGGCATAGTAGCAAATGGTAAGTATAGCCTAACACTAACTGGTGGAAGTTTTAATATTGCAAATAATATTACATACCTTGTACCGGAAGAACTCGGTGCTATTAACAAACCGCTCGAGCACGTAACAGGAACAAGAACTGCTAACGGTAATGCAACTTGTTACTTAACACTAGATGACGCTGATATAACTTCTGGTACTTCCAGACAGTTCTTTAACGATCTAGTAAGTGATGGTGCGATGGGTAAAGTTGTGAACAAGTTTAAGGTAACAATGGATATTGGAGGTGCAACTGCTGCAACTGCTGCAAGTGGCGATCCTGCTTTAAAAATTGAATTCCCAACCGCTCACATAACGGTACCAACTCACCAAGTAGAAGATGTAATTTCTCTAGAAACAAGTTTTGAAGCTCTACCAACAGACTTTGGAACAGCTGACGAAATCACAGCTCTTACTTACTTCCCTGTAACAGACTACGCTTAACTCATAAAGGGGCTTCGGCCCCTTTTTTATCTCACCCTCCAAAAATAATTCTTGACATTTTTTGTCTTTTGAATTATACTATCTCTATAAATTTTAATAAGGATTATCGCAATGCCAGAACAGCCAGTAAAAAAAGAACCAGTATCATTAGCGAGTTTAATGACTCCAAGTAAGACAGTATCAATTCCCTATCCTGGATGTGAAGGGATGATTGTTGATCTTTGTTTCTTAGCACGAGAAGAACTAGTAAAACTTCGAAAAAAATGTTTAAGCACGAAGTGGAATAAAAAAACTCGTCAACCTGAAGAAGAGTTAGACGAGGATAAGTTTTTAGTTAACTACTGTAAGGCGGTAATAAAAGGATGGAAAGGTTTAAAATATTCATACTTAGAAGAGCTTCTTTTGGTGGATGTTTCGCAATTTGATCCCGAAGACTGCCTAGCGTATACTGAAGATAATGCACAGTTACTAATGAAAAATGCTGTGGATTTTGATACGTGGGTAACAGAAACGGTGAGTGATCTTGAAAATTTTACTGGGAACAAGTAGCTGAGATAAAAACGCTACTTGTTCGGTATGTACAAGAACAAGATAAGATTGATCTTGAAAAATATCTAAGAATTTGCGAACAATTAGGTCAAGAGCCTGATCCCGAAAAGATGCCGCTTGATGCCTCTGTTTTTCCAGAGGAGATACAAGTGGCATTTTTTATGCACCAATTAATATCGGATAGATGGGATGGCATGTCGGGTACTTACATGGGAAAGAACTGGATAGAAACTACTCAGATTTTTGACCTATATAAAATTGAAAATAAAAAAGAGACTTTATATTTTATGCAAATGTATGATGGTGTTATAATGAAGTATAGATCAGATGAACAACAAGTAAAAAGAAAAGCTGAAGAGCGAAAAAGACAGCAAGCGAGTGGAAAAACATACACTCATAATGTGAAGGGATAATGGCAAAGAAAAAGGTATTTATTGATGTAGTTATTGATGATAAAGGCACTACAAAACGAGTAGCCGTTGATGCTAAAAAACTCGGAAAAAATCTTGATGAAACTTCGACTAGTGCTAGAACTGCTGACCGAAATATAAAAGGAGTAGCAAATACTTCTTCTAACGCTACGAAAAACTTTTCTAAAATGGCACAAGGCACAGGTGGCCTTGTAGCTGCTTATGCGACTCTTGCTGCAAATATCTTTGCTATTTCTGCCGCCTATAACTTTTTAAAGAAAGCGGGAGATTTACGAGTATTAAGAGAAGGTCAAGAGTTATATGCCGCAACTACAGGAACTTCTTTAAAAGTAGTAACAATGCAACTACAAAGTGCGACACAAGGATTATTGAAATATGCTGACGCAGCACAAGGAGCTGCAATAGGTACTGCTGCCGGCCTAAGTAGTGATCAACTATCAGGTTTAGCACAAGCAGCCTCAAATGTTTCAAAAGCTCTTGGAAGAGATTTAACAGATTCTTACAATCGTTTAGTTCGTGGTGCTACTAAAGCAGAGCCAGAACTATTAGATGAATTAGGTATTATTCTTAGATTAGAAGTAGCGACTAGTAAGTATGCTGATAAATTAGGAATTGCTGCAAAGGATTTAACCGCATTCGAAAGGACACAAGCAGTAACAAATGAAATTTTAGAACAAGCTAATGACAAGTTTGATAAATTTGGCGATATAGATGTTAGTGGAATTGAACGTTTAGGAAAAGCCTTTGATGATGTAGTTAATACAATAATGAAAGTTATTGAGCCATTATCTTCTTTTATTGGAAATATCATGGCTGATAATGTAACAGCATTAGGAGTTGCTTTTGCAGGTTTGGGAGCTGGTATTGTACGAAGTATAACCCCTGCAATGCCTACACTACAGGGTGTAGATACTTCTACTCAAGGAATTGCACAACGTATGCAGGCATTTAATCCTGGAGGAGCAACGGGTGAAAGAATTTCTAAAGCTGCAGCGGGAAAAGGAAACTTAACCAAACAAGATGTAAAAAGATTCGAAGATGCAATAGATAGAAAGAAATCTAAAGTATTAGACTTTGAAAGGACTAATCAAAGAGAAGCTCGAAAAACTGCTCAAATTGCTAAGTTATCTCTATTAGAGATGGAGAGAGCTAATCAGACGGGTTTAACAAAAATGAGAACAGGTTGGCAAATATATTGGGGAACTCTAATTGCTGAGCATGGCAGAACCATGGGAATTATGAAAGGAATAACCATGGGATTCACAAATGCTATTGGTAAAATTTTAGGAGCAGCAGGATATATTGGTTTAATTATTTCTGCCGGTGTTCTTTTGAAATCTTTATATCAAAAAGTATTTGCAGATCAAGAAAGACTAGCAAATCAGAGAGTAATAGCAGATGTTGCTAAAGATGTTGAAAAGATGAAAAATGCTATTGACGAGGCAAGAAACTCTTTAATATCTACCGGAAATTCTTTTGATGATTTTGGAATTAGAGTTAAAAACTCTTTACAAGCCGTTTATAGAGAGCCCTTAAGACGGTTGGGAGAAATGAACACAGAACTGAAAGATCAACTCGCCATTATGACGAAACTATATGACTTTAATGAAAAAGTTTTTAGTGAGGCAACAAAATATGCCAAAGCGAACGCAGTGGCGGGTGGTTCTTCATTAGGGGCTGGAATCTCTTTTAATGCGGGGACTAACGTAACAGAGGCTGCTGGAAACACTGCTCCAGATCCAGATGCCGTTCGTAAAGCAAAAGCCCAGATAAATATGTTGAGAGATAGTATGGAGGGCTATAAGGACGTTTTTAAAGAAATGGTAGCGGAAGAAGAATATCGTTTAACCTTCATGGACAAAAATAATAATGCATATGGTCTTCAACAAACTAGAATAAATAGTCTTAATGATGCACTACTTCTAGTTAACGGAACATATGATGAAACCACTGAGGGTAACCTGGCTTTAGTAGAGGCAGGGAATGAAGTAAATGCCTTAATTAGAGTATTAGTAAAAGAGCTATCTGCAGGAGAAAAAGCTTTTACAGATTTTGATCGGGCAAACCAACAAGTAATATTTGGATTCAAAAAGTTTAGTGACGCTATGAGTAAGATGGGTAGTTTTAAAACTCCATTTACCCCGTTTATAAGCGGCTTACAGGAAATATCAAACGGAATGAAGAAAGTAGAGGGGTTGTCAGAAATCCTTGAGTTCAAAACACAATATAAAGATAGCGAACTCAAAAAAGTAGTAGACGGTATACTGGGAGCTCAGTTCGTACTTGACGGTACCGAGGAGGGATTTGATAAGTTGCAGAATCAAATAAATGATATGTTAGAGACTTATAAAAAGATGTCTAAACTTTCTGCAACAGAAAAAAATAATATAAAAACAAGAATAGAAATAGGAAAAAGAGGGCTTCCTCCTTTATTAGCAAAAGAAGTTGAAGAAAGGGGAAAGATATCTTTAAAAATTAATGAAATAAGAGATAAAGAGCAAGAAATTGTTGGATTTTTACTAGCAAAAGACACTTTAAGCACTGAACAGATAGAAAGTTATGAATCACAACTAGACTTTTTAAATGCACAAAAAGATACCCTTAAAGAGATGATTACCGATGGGCATCAGCTATCAATGGCTCTAAAATCAGGATTTGAAACTAGTTTTCAGAAAAACTTCTCAGACTTTTTAAAAGGTGATCAGAATAGTATAAAAGATGCTGTTATAGGAATTGCTCGAGGAACTTTAAGTTCTTTTGCTGATAAATTTTCAGAACAAATTACTAAAAAAGTTAGTAATGCTTTTTTTGGAAAATCTGAAGCTGAAAAACAAGCAGAATTAATAAAACGTTCTCATGTTGAAGGAATTATTGAAGGGTTTCAAGCAGCTAAAGACGGGGGTCTTACTGCACAGGAATTAGAGGGGCTAAAGACCCCACTTTCTGAAGCCGAAAAAGCAAAAAGTACACATGTAGAAGCCATAGGAAAAGAAATGGGTGTGGAAACAAAAGTAGCTGGTCAAAATAACGTAACTAATGGAATTCGTCAGCCAAGCGGAAAAGTTGCCAGTGAGGCTCTAGAACACACACTACTAACCACCAATAGGAAAGCAGGAGGTTTAGCTGGTGTACTTGGTAACTTTACAGAAAGATTAACCGGATTATTTGATGGTGATGCGCCCTTTTTAACTAAATTAGGGGGTTTATTTTCTGGTCTTCTTACAGATTTTGGTGGTGTTTTTCAGAATCTTTTCTCCGGCTTATCAGGAATGTTTGGAGCTGGAGGTACGGGAGTTGGAGGCTTTTTTAGTTCTATTGCTGGAATATTCGGCTTCGCAAACGGCGGGATTGTAAAAGGCGGCTTCCGTAAGTACGCAAATGGAGGAATCGCAAAAAGTCCTCATCTTGGAATGATAGGAGAAGGAAAATATAATGAAGCTGTAGTTCCATTACCTGATGGACGTTCTATTCCTGTTACTCCAGGTTCTGGAATGGGAACAAATAATGTTACAGTAAATGTAAGTATAGATAATGAAGGAAAGGCAGATACTAGAACTCAATCAGACTCGTCTATGGGAGCAGATTTAGGCAAATTAGTAGCAAGAGCAGTACAAGAAGAATTGCAATATCAAAAACGATCGGGTGGTATTCTTAACCCATATGGAGCAGCATAATGGCAATAGGTTTTCAAATTTCAGGTACAAGTATTACTACAGCAACTATAATTCCTGATAAAACTTTAACTCGAAAGTCAAGTCCTCAGATAAGAAAAGCAAAGTTTGGGGATGGTTATCAGCAAAGAGCAAAGAAAGGTTTAAACTCAATAGAAGAGGAGTATAGCGTTGACTTTGTACACCGTGACAAAGCAGTAGTGGATGACATTGTTAAATTTTTTGATAATAAAGCAGGAGTAACAAGTTTTAACTTTACAATACCAGATACAAATGATACAACAGCTACAGGAGAAAAAACTATAAAAGTAGTATGCTCTGATTGGTCTACTACTTATTCAAATAGTGGAAGTTATTCGTTAAGTGCAAAATTTGAAAGAATCTATGGTCCATGAGTACTAATTTAATAACAACTGATATACAGGCATTAGAGATTCCTGACGGAATTCTTGATTTATTTGAGTTAGAATATAGTGATTCTACTACTCTTTATTTTCATCCTGGAGTAGATAGTACAGTTCGTGTAACAAGTATAAGTGGCGCTGTAGTTAAACTTAATCGTCCACAGACTTTTACAGACGATGCACAACTAACTTTTACTGGACTTGATAATGAGGATGGTGCTTCGTACACAATTACAGCCGATGTAAATGGAGCTGTAGGTACGGGAGCATATAGTGTAACTGTAGATAATATTAGTTCTAATACTCCTTCTGGCGGACGAACTGGAGGAATTGCAGTAGGCATGATTGTTACCGGAAGTGATATAGACGATGATGGGTTTGGACCAATCGTTTTTGACGGAAATACTTATTATGGATTTCCAATAGTAATGGATGGATTAGAAATAGCAAATGATGGTGCAATGGGACGTCCAAATCTAACAATTGCAAATGTTGAATCTTTACTTTTAACGGGATCAACCTTTCAAAATGCATTTAGTTCCACAGCCGCAGAAGGCGGAGCAAAACCGGGAATCTCTAATTTTAAATTAAATAATTTAATTGGAAAAAGACTTACTCGTAGAAAAACTCTTGAAAAATATTTAAATATTGATCCAGCAACTTCTGCAACAAAAGCCGCAATAGAATTTCCAAAAGCAACTTATATTATAGATAGAATTGCAAGCAAAACAAATATAATGGTTAATATTGAACTTTCAGTACCATTTGACTTAGCAGGGGTACGAGTTCCACGAAGAGAAGTAGTAGGAAAATATTGTAGTTGGATATATAAAGGACTAAAAGAATCCGTATCAGGGTCAGATTTAGCAGGAGCAGTATCAGTAGCAAGTAATGGAGGAACAACAGTTGTTGGAGAAGGAACAGCTTTTGATGGGACTGGAACTAATACAGGTGACTTTAAAGTTGGTGACGAAATTTTAATTGGTGGTAAATATCTTCGGACTATTACTGCTATAGCAAGTGATACTTCTTTAACAGTTAATTTAGGGTTGCCTGAAATATCTACTGATGGAAGTGCTGCTACTGATAAAGAACCTGGGCGTCTTACGTATAAGAAATATACTCCAAAAAATGTAGGAGCTTGTTCATGGAATCTCAATGGGAGACTTACAACGTATGTTTCTGCAAATCAAAATTTTAATTTTTATTTTACGCAAAATGATGAACCAATTATTTTTAAAGGAGTAACACATACTTATTCTGGAGGAACTTATACACCACGAACTTCTAGTAACCCAGTAAATGGTTTATTTCCAAAGCAATGGTCTGGAACAAGTACACCTGCTACTTCTGTAACATTAGCTGAAAATGATATAGTTTTTACTGCTTTTGATCGTGACAATAACGATGAATTATATTGGATTTATTTAGGAGCAAGTGGAACTGTTAATACTTTTCCCGCTATAGGTAGTTCTCTATGGCAATTAATTAGATTATATACTTTATGGAGCAATAAAACTTACGCAGTAAATTCAAATGATTCTTTAAGAAATGAGTATGTAATTTATCCTTTTGCAAACTGGAGTACTGAATCTTCTATAATTCTTGCTGACATATCCACAATTTGGAGAAACACACGAACTATAGCTACAGCAAACAATGAAGTTCCAGAAGCAAACTCTTTGTTCTGGGAGCCAGGAGATAGTTGTGGAAAACTATTAAAATCCTGTAAAAGTCGATATCAAGCAAAACCACATAACTCAGCAGGAACTCTTATGAATACTGTACCTTCTGTTGATAAAGATACAGGAAGACTTTTACCTTTCGGAGGCTTTCCTGGAAGTAGAAAGTTTAGGTAATGGATTTTATTGAAGATATTAAACAACACTTTGAAAATGAGTATCCAAGAGAAGGATGCGGTGTTCTAGCAATAGTAAAGGGAAAGAAAAAATGGTTTCCGTGTACAAATGTAGCACAAGATGATGAAGACTTTATTATTGACTCACAAGAATACTTAAAATTATTAAGAACAACAGATATAATAGGAATTATACATAGTCATCCAGATAGACCATCAGAGCCAACAAAAGTAGATATAGATTATTGTAATGCATTAGGAATTCCTTATTATATTTTTAGTTATCCGAATTTAGATTTAACAGTAGTAGAACCAGAAAATAAAGTTACAGATCTATATGGAAGAGAGTATGAATTTGGAACTAGAGATTGTTTTGAGGCTTTAAGAGATTATTTAAAAACTCAAAATATTATAATTCCTTCACGGTTAATGTTTGAAGATGATTGGTGGGAAAAAGATTTAGATTATTTTACAGAAGAAGTAATAGCGGATTGGAAACATGAACCTATAAAACTAGAAGATATTGAACCAAATGATGTATTAATATTTCAAATGATGGCACCTAAAAATAATCATTGTGGAGTTTATCTAGGTAACGATATATTTTATCATCATGCAGTAAATCGTTTATCTTGTAGAGAAAGTTTATATCCAGCATGGCACAAAAGTTTAACAGGAGCGTATAGATATGCAGCGTAAAATTTACTTAGAAGGAGAACTCGGAGAAAAGTTTGGTACTAATTTTACAGTTAATGCTGAAAATATGCAAGAAATTTTTCGTTGTATAGATGCAAACCATGATGGATTTAAAAAATACTTAATTGATTGTCATGAGAAAAATGTAGGTTTTGTTATTGATGTTGCGGATAAAAATATAGAGCATGAACCTGAACTTTTACTTCCTT